CGACTTCAAAAGAGCTAATTTAATAGTCATGATTCTACCTTAACTTCTGGTTTTACTTTTTTCTCAATCTTGACTTCTGCGGGAAGCGGAGGAACAGGGCGATACTTACGGTAACGAATTGTCTCAAATGTTTCAAAGGTTTCTTCGGGATTACCGTAACAAGTTTTTTTCACAACTTCCACATATTCGTCATAGGGATCAGTTTTTACATCAGGATACGCTCTGTGAGCGTTCTCAGTTATTGTGCGACTGATCACTTCATAATTAACACCATTCCCAGATACAGGGGGAACGTAATCTACATACTCTTTTGCCTTGGGTGCCATGAGACATTTTAACTTCAAGAGTATTCTACCAACAAAAAAGGAAGGTGTCAAACCTTCCTTGATAATTTATGCAGTTGGTAAAGGGGGAGTAAATGTCCTGACCAGTTGCGGTCGGATTAAAACCATCTTATCCCTTTGAACCAAAGCATCTATAGAGATTTTATAGGTATCGGTCATGATCCTCGGGAACAATCCAATTCCAATAATGGGGATCAAAAGACAACTAATAATATAAATTTCTCTGGGTTCTGCATCGACAAGGTTTGTGTGATTGACAAGTTCCAAGTTCTCTTTACCAAAGAAGATCTCCCGCAACATGGAAAGAAGATAAATCGGAGTCAAGATCACACCGATTGCAGCAAGGACACAAATGAATGCACGGAAAGTAATAGAATACATCGTGTCAGTTGCAAATCCAGCAAAGACCATAAGTTCACTTGCAAATCCACTCATACCTGGCAGTGCCAAGGATGCCATAGAACAAACAACCCACATCGCAAACATAATCTTCATACTCTTACCAACTCCACCCATCTCAGCGAGTTCTAGAGTATGAGTTCGGTCATATGTTGCACCCACTAGGAAGAATAGAGATGCACCAATCAGACCATGACTAACCATTTGGAGCATAGCACCACTGGTTCCGAGAGCACTATAACTTCCGATACCAATGAGTACAAATCCCATGTGACTGATCGAACTATATGCGATCTTGCGTTTGAGATTTCTCTGTGCAAATGATGTCAATGCCGCATAGATGATATTAACAACTCCAAGAACAATAAGGACTGGAGCGAATACGGAATGTGCATCAGGTAAGAGTTGACAGTTGAATCGCAGAAGTGCATATCCACCCATCTTCAAAAGAATACCTGCAAGCAACATGTGAACTGGTGCAGTTGCTTCACCATGTGCATCAGGTAACCAAGTGTGCAAGGGCACGATTGGAAGTTTGACACCAAAGGCAATCAAGAATCCTGCATAACACCAAAGTTGGAAATTCTTTGGGAATCCCTGATTCATCAAATAAGTATATTCAAAGTTCGGAGCACCATTTGATGCCCAGAATCCCATTGCAAGTCCTGCAATAAGAATGAATAGAGAACTACCTGCAGTGTAAATGATGAATTTAGTTGCAGCGTACTGGCGTCTTTTACCACCCCAGATCGCCAGCATTAGATAAACAGGTAATAGTTCCAGTTCCCAGGATAGGAAAAATAGAATGAGATCCTGTACTGCAAAAACCATAATCTGCCCACCATCCATAAGTAATAGCAGGAAGAAAAATAATTTTGGTTTGAATCTAAGAGGCCATGCAGCGAGTGCTGCAAGACTGGTGATGAAACTTGTCAGAAGAATGAGAGGCATCGATAGACCGTCTGCACCGACAGACCAGGTTAGACCCAGTTCAGGCAACCAACTAATCCTCTCAGACATTTGTAGATCACTTACTGAGGGATCATACCCATTGATATACCCAGCAACAGTAATTAAAAACGTGATTAATGTGATTGATAATCCATACCACCGAACAACTTTTCCATCTCCCTTATCTGGTAGGAGAGGAATGCCAAGTGCGGCAACAATTGGAAACAATATTGATAAACTCAACCAGGGCATAATTTTAACACAAGGTTGAGACTATTTTAACATAAAAAAATAGGGGTTGCAACTGGATTTTGCCAGTTGCGCCCCTGCGGCGACGATATTCGCTAGTATTTATGAGAAAATCATAACCAATCTTTTCTCTTGTAGTGGTCTGGTACAACCTTGCCTAGTTTGATACTCAGTAACCCATCTTCAAAGCTGACTGATGCAATCTCCTGATCGTCTGAGATTGTCCATGCTCTCTTAAATGATCTTTGAGCAACTCCACGGTGGATGTACTGATGGTCATTCTTCTTGTCGTCTTTTGTCCCTTCAACAAAAAGTTTACCATATTCTGTGTAAACATTGACTTCATCTTGTTTAAATCCTGCGAGGGCTAATTCTAACACCGTCTCGACATTATTTACCTGTATCACGTTGTACGGCGGATAATTTTGCGTACTTTCGTGAACTTTAAAGAGTCGGTCAAAGTATTCATCCATTCCGATGCTGTTCTTATTCAATCGTTCTAAGAGCGCAGGAAGGTCTGACGCATTGAAGCGCATTAGGTCTGTCATGTGGTTCTCCTTGATTAAGCGAGTAACGTTGTGTGGACCCCGAAGGCATCCAGTACTATTTAATCAAGAAACGAAAAAAAGAGGTAGGGTGACAACCGTACCTCTTTATATGGGTTTCCGACTTTTGAAGCGACCGCACGAAAGATCGCAATATTATTTATGCTCGTTGTAATAGAAGTTGTAATCAGTCATTCCCATAAAAAGTTTATTTCTCATATACCTAATAAACTCTTGTTCATCAGCAGGTCTCCTAGGAGCTCCTGGCCAGATTTCAAGATAATGATTTAAGGAATCATGAAGACTACGAACTGCATTAATATCAAGATCTAATGACATCATCCACCCGTCTTCTTCGGGTTCTGGAAAATACAGTTCGTCTTCGTCGTTCATGATGCTGGTTTCTTTTTCTTACCGATATTATACTTGGATTCTAGAATCCAATCATTCTTATCTTTATATGATAACACCTTAATCTGATTTAGTGGTGCAACATCTAATACAGAATCTGGATTCAAGATAGTAATCAGTCCCCAATCGGATAGGAGATTGATGATACGATTCCTACGCTGCACATCATTAACAGTAAGATTAGCATGTTTGCCGTCCAATGCAAAGAGCTCTTTGAAGTGAACGATATAATACTTACCCTGTTTGTGCAGGATGTGACAAGATTGATAAATCTTTTTTTCTTTGCGGGAGGCGACTCCGATACGAGTCAAGGTCTCTCTTACTTTTAGAAAATCGTCTGGTTCGTTTAGAACCACTTCGATCATTTGATCTTGCGACCATGAAACCTCAGGTTCAACAAAGGCACTCATCTTTTACCTCCAACATCAAGCTTATCTTTAATAAATGAGATTTGTTCTTTGGTAAGAATCTTCAGAGCTTGTTGAGCCTTTTCATTACTATAACCATAGTAAGATTTCACTGCATCAAGGTCATTAATCTTATCCTTTTTAAGCCACGGAGAAAATCTTTTCCGTTTCCTAACGGTATTTATAAAGAAATCATATTGGAGACGAGATGGTAGTTGGTGATTGACATTCATCTCGTTTGCAAACATAACAGTGTCGATAAAACCAGACAGACACTTATTGATAATAAAGGGAGGATATTTCTTTTCCCAGGTGGGATCTTCTTCACTCATAAGATATTCTTTTGTGAAATTGATCGAATTCAAATAGTCTTTCAGTTCGTAGCTCATGATTCAAATACTGCGTTTACACCAACAATAGTTACACCTGGGTTTCTAGCCAAAGCGACTTTTCTTGCCTCTTGATAATCTCGGACAAAATAAGATTCTTTAAATATTGTTCCACCACGATACATCGTTACTTCACATTTCATATTTCTCCGCCCTTTCTTCTGGTGTAGTCCAGAAATAATCATCACAATCACCAAGTCTTCCCCACTCAACACCATTCTCTACCTGATAGAACTGGGTAGACACTTTGAAGTCTGGCACCTTGGGTTCTTGGGGAGTCATAGAGATATCATAAATGCGACACCTGTTATTTGGATACAATGCATACTGACCATTTTTAAGTTCAATCAAATTGAATGACTTATGTTCGTCGGGAAGTTCACTAGTAGATGCATCAATAGTGTCGATATTTCCGTGATAGTTATCAAGAGTGCAAATATATGTGCCTTTGATATTTCCAAAGTGTCTTGTCCTCACTTCCCACTCCATTGATGCAACAATACTTTTTTCAATAGCAGTTACATCATAATCCAT